CGGACGTACGCCGGCAGGGTCTTTCCATCCTCCGTCTCCGGCATCCGGTTCAACACCTCGTGCACCAGCTTCAGGTCCGCTGCATCCATGCGCACCCGGTCCGTCAATTGATCCAGCAGTTCCAATGTATTCATCACTCACTGAAGTCCACGAAGCTCACAACACTGTCAACCAAACTCGTCAATGGCTTGCCCTCCACCTCAGGTTTCTTCTCCGTCATCGTCGCCACGTTCCCGCCCCTCTGGCGCAACAGGTGGACCAGCATACTTAACGAGTCCAGCGCATCCGGGGATCCCAGCCGCGTCCGCTTGATGTAGTCCTTCTTGCTCTCCACCCGGACCATGCCCTGTCCCTTCTGCATGTACCGGCGCCCGGTCGCTTGCTTCACCAAATCCTCATTCCGGAACCCGGGGCTGATCTTGAGCCACTCGAACTCGAGGTACTTGGACAGAGCGAACAAGAGCTCGGTTACCAGTCCGTTGTAGAGCTCGTTTGCCGGCTGGCTGTCGTCGCCCATGATCGGCGTCTCGGTCGCGGCCCAACTGTAGTTCAGACCCATCACATCCGCCCCAAACGTCGAACACAACACGTCGTGGATCCCGGCACCGTTCCCCGTCCGGTCCACACACAGCCACCGGGCGCCGATCTTCATCTGCTTGCAGAACTTCACGATGGCCGCCGCCTGCTCGAGCGTGGCCGCCTTGGGGAACGGCATCTGGCTGTCGAGCTGGAGCATCGTCCGAGCCTGCTTGAACGCATGGAACTTTCCAGACCGGTCAGTCCACCCGTCGCTCAGGCCGAACCGTCCGTACGAGCACAGCACCTGATCGACTCCCTCGAGCGCCAAGTCGAACGACGCCAGCGGGACGACCGGTCCGACGAACCGGACGATGCCCATTGCGTTGTCCATCATCGCCGGTGACATGATGCCCATGCTGATCCCCTCGTCCGGGAACCAGCCCCGTGCCATCGTGCTGGCCTCTGCCGTCCGGCCCCGGCTCACGTAGGCCATGAAGCCCTCGTACGTCTGTAACCCGGGGAAGACCACACGCTGCTCGATGACGTTCTCGCAGTCGGCGGCGTCGAGGCGGATCACCTGCCAGCGATCCCGGCTCACCCACTCCTTGTCCTGCTCCATGTCGATGCTCCCCCAGCCGTACCGGGGCTCACACCGCTGGCCGTACTGGCTGGTCCGGTCTCGAGGATTCGAGGCGGCGAAGATCTTGATGCGCCCGGGGACGCTCGAGTCGGCAGCGGACAGGATGTTCTGCACCCCGGCCCACACGCCGTCCGGAACCTCCTCGGCCTCGTCGAGCACTACGTGCGTCCGGCTCACCCCGCCCCAGCGTGGGTGCGGCTTAGTGCGTGGCGATGGATGGAAGCCCCGGAGCGTGCCGTGGCCCGACTCACCCTTGGGGATGGCGACGAGGTGGATGCCCTGCTTGCTGTCGGTCGTGCTCTGGATCGACGTGGCTAGGTCGTCGTCCATGCCGGCGGGCCGGACCAGAGCGGTGCGGTGGAACGTCTTGATCGATGCGAAGATGTTCCGGGTCGCGTGAGCAGCGGTCAGCGAGACCACCTTGATGCAGGTCCAGTCGGCATCCCTCCACCAATCCAAGTAAAACCATGCGGCGGCCCCGTAGCTCTTGCCCATCGACCCGGCGCCTTGCACCAACAGCTTGTCCTGAGCCATCAGCCCCTGCCAGACCCGGCGGCAGGACTCCGGGCGCCAGTCAAACGCCCCCGGTCCCCAGAGCAGGATGGCTGCCGGCTCGAACAGGTCGGCGTCGAGCAGGCTCTGGACGTACTGCCGGATGACCGACTCGGCCATGGCGTTGGTCATGTCCAGCTTGCCGGCGTGCTTGGCATGGTTCGAGGCGAGGAAGGCAGCAGCCCGGATCAGGCCGCGCTCCTCGCTGCTGTCTGCTAGCTCCCGGGCTTGGGTGGCGACTGAGATTGCCCGGGCGACCGGGGCCGGCAGCGTGGCAAGTAGGGCTGCGCTCATAGTAACTTGAATTCGGCGATGGGGACGTGGATGACGGGTTCGACGTCAGCCGAGTCTCCCCGGTCGTGACGTCCTCCCAGTTGGATGTTGCGGGCCGCCGGCGTCACCCATCCCAGTGCGTCGGTCCACTGCACCAGCAGGAGGAACGGGAGGTTGGTGCGCTCCGCCATTGCCAGCCCGGCCATAACCTTGCGCAGGCTGACCATGTACGTCGGGTAGTGCTCCCGGGCTACCCGCCGGCACTTAACCTCGGCCCATGCCATCACCGTGCCGTTGCGCGTCAAAGCGTAGTCGAGCTCGTAGCTGATCGGCAGCTTCACTGCACTACACCTCCACCGCTCGAGCAGGACGTCAGCCACCGCTTGCTCGTTGACCCGGTCAGACGCGGACTCGTACAGGGGTCGGCTCATCGCCGGTCGTGCAGCCAAAGAGCCAATGCGACGGAGAACACAACGGTGCCCCCCGCCACAACGAAGTCATGCAGGCTGAAGACGAGGTGAACGGTCATGCCGGCACGAGCCCGGGCTGTCCTGTGGCCCACCCGTACGGGAACACCTGTGGCCCATCGACGTTGGGGAAGTTGCGCAGCCGAATCCGCATGCCCGGAGTCAGGGGGCCGGCGTTGGCCTCCCTGACCGTGAACTCGGAGTGCGTCCGGGTGTTGCGGACGTTGAGCAGCTTGAGGACCGGGTTGGTCCCTACGGTGTAGAGCGTCCCGGGGACGTAGTATGCGGCACTCATTGGTTAGGGGCGAAGGATAGGGCGACCGTAGCTGCGACCCAGAGGGAACGCCATCAGGCCGGTAGCGTCTCGCTCGATACGGAGGCGCACAGTGGCGCCCAGCAGGACGCCCGGGTTCTGGTTGGGCGAGGTGCCGGTCGGTTGGGTGCGCTTGAACACCGCTGACGTAGCGGTGACTGCCTGACACTGGTAGGTGACGTCCGGCATCGAGGCGGCCTCGGTGTTGTTCTGGACATCGTACGGACGCAAGCCGTACTGAGTCAGGGAGTTGGTGTAGTTGTTACCGGGAACGAAGTAGGCTGGCATTTGGTGTTAAGTGGTTGATTGTGAGGCGGATCAATCAGAAAAGGGCACTTTTGAACTCCATATGACGGTTGTTGTATGGCGTTATTAAAATGGGTGTTGATTTGGAGTAGGTTACAACATCCCTGTCTGGGCGGTCCGTACAACGTCGTCCAAACCGGGCTGATTCAGGTCAGCGTTGTCTAGGTTTGAGTAGTCCAGAGTCGGCACAGAGTCCCCGGGAGCGTCCACCGGCTCAGGGACGACCAACTCGGCCTCGAGCCATGCTTTGGGTGCGATGGCGTTCCTGTGGTACACCTCGAAGGACAGCTTGATGTCGGAGCCTTCTGGGCGCCGCTGATCCTCTGCAAACTCGCCGGCCAGCTTGGCATCGACCGTCAGGGCGGCCAACCGGTCGAACGTGGCCTCTACCTTCCCGTCGGCCTTCTTGACCACCTTGGTAGGCAGGACGCCTTCGACCATCTGCCGGAGGATGTCCCGTTTCTGGTCAATGGCCATGACAGCCCGGGAGTGGACCTCCGCTTGGATCTCAGCGATGCGGTCTTTGACCTCTGGCCGGCTGTAGACTTGGTAGCCGATTTGGGTCGCAGCAGTGGCATGCGGGCACAGCTTGCGGTAGGCAGCGGACCGGTCGAGCCCCTCGGCAACAAGCCATGCAAAGCGTTCGTGCAGTCTGTTCTTTAAGCGAGGCATGCGAGTCGATTTATCAGGAAAGCCAAAAGATGTTGCGCGAACCACACAGATGACCCATATGGCCCATGAAGTGGTTTTTCGGACTCTGCCTGATGTGTACAATATTTGTACATACAATTTTGCTGCTTAAATGAAGCATGAAGCCTGAAAAACGACACTTTCCGCTTTTCAGGCTTGACGCTATCTGCTTAAAATCCTGCGGAGCAGGAGGTGGGTTGGTGGCTGGAATTGGCTGTCGGTTTTCGGTCAGTTGACTGTCAGTCTACTTGGCTTGGTCTGGTGTTGAATGCGGCTTGCAGGTCTGGCTCTTGTGACATGATCAGCCGGGCGTACGGTGCGGTGAAGTCGTTGGACAGCTTGTATTCCTCGTCTGTGTCTGTCTGGACGTAGTACTGCCAGCGCAGAACCTCAAACAGCATCTTGATCCCGAGCTTGCGTGGTCGTCTGGTTCGCAGGTCTCTGGCAAGGTTGACCAGCATTCTGTAGACCTGAGGATTGTCGGCGTGGAACTTGGCGAACCGCTGGGCGATTGTGGCTGACTCTGGCCCGGCTGGTGTTACTGGCCTGATTGGCTCGAATACGAACTCGAACTGGCTCATGGATGTTGGATGTAGATTGGCGTGTGTTTGCCGACGTAGGCGCCGGCGATTTTGAGCTCATAGAACTCGACTGCGCCTTCGAGAGTCATGTCGTCTCGAACGATGAGGATGTCGATGATCTTCCGGGCTGAGTAGACGGCTCGGTGAGGCGAGTCGTCTGTCATGCCCATGAGTGCGTCGTCGAGCCCGTCTACGAACAGGATTGGCTCGTCGGTTGATGCTTGGATGTATTCTCTAGTGGTCATTGATTGATCAGCGTTTGGAAAGCTAATGCCGCGACTTGGGGCACCACCCCGTTTCCTAAAAGTCGGAGTTCGTCAGTTCGATTGTCACAGGACTCACACAACTCGGCATAGTCCAGCCCACCGGCAGACCCATCAGTGTCTCCACCCAACGCGGGTTGAGTTTCGCGTTCTGCATTGTCGTTGCAGCAATCTGGTCGTTGAGATTCTTGCTCCGATTCGGATCGTCCCAACGCTCCGCTCCCCCGCTGCGGTTGTCCCGCGTCTGTGGCGTTGCCCATGACTCCCTTACCGCTTGCGCAGGCAGCGCGTAGTTCCCCGCTGAGTCCCTCATGTTTGGCCCTGCGTGTTGCGGATCGGATGCTTTGGGCGTTGCCCACGCTTTCACTTGATCCGCAAGTCCAACCTGTGGATCTTCCGGCTTCCTGTTCTTCAGTTTGATTTCTCCTGATTTGGCATCGATTATCTGTGCCGATGGAGTTCTCCACAACTCTGGGCGGCTCCCATGGTTGAGTTTGCCGTTGTCCCAATTCGCTTGGCATTCCATCTGCACTTTGATTGCCAGTGGAGTGCCTGCTCCATTGCCGTTTTTGTGTTTCTCCTTGTTCTGGGCTTGTCTGCGATTCCAACTCTCCAAAGTTTCCCCTTCGTTTGGATTGCTTGCTGCTGGCGTTGGCCACAACTCTGGGCGGCTCCCATGCGTGCTGTGGTTGTCCGGGGCGGCTTGGCCAAACACAATCACCGCTTCGTCTAGCCTGCTGTTGTAGCCCTCTGGAGTCACACGACTGGCGCAGGCACCTTTGTAGTCCCTCTGGGATGGTTTTGGCCAAGGCAAGGATGAAGACCCGCTTTCGCTGGTGCGGCGCTCCGCATTCAGCCGCGCTGAATATGCCTGCCGTTGGGTTGTAACCCACACGCTCCAGCTCCCTAAAGACATGGAGCAGTACCGGAGTGCCGGCTGGGTCTCTCCAGTTGTCTCCTGCGAGCTTGGCACTGAGAATTCCCTCAACATTCTCAAGGAGAACAACGGCAGGTCTGCATCTCCTAATTCCTTCCAAAATGTACGGGAAGAGGTGTCGCTCGTCCTCGTCTCCGGATCGCTTTCCGGCTGCGCTGAATGGCTGGCACGGGAACCCGCCAGAGATGACGTCCACCAGTCCAGAAAACTGGTCCCAAGGGAAGGTTCGCAGATCGCTCCAGACCGGAGCCGGGTCCAATTGCCCGCCTTCCATTCTCGCAAGTAGATTTTCGACTGCGAAGGCTTCGACCTCCGAATAAGCGATTGTGCGCAGGCTTGGGAGCACTTTACGGAGTCCGAGGTCAATTCCTCCGTACCCGGCACAAAGGCTGATATGAGTGATTTCGGCAGTATCCACATGGCTATTCATTGGTTGCTTCTCTGTCTGCTTCGATATATTCCCGGATGTTCATGCTAATTATGCTCCTCTTCCTCTTTCATTATTTTCACCAATGCCCGGGCGTAGCGCAACGACTTCAATGCGACTTCGTCGTACGACAATTCCAATCCAGATTCTGCTAAGATTCCGGTCAGGGCTGCAATTGCCGTTTCTCTTGTAATCTTCTGCCAGAGTTTAACTTCAAAAGAACTCGGCTGTTGTTTTCGACCAAGTAGCTTTTGCTCAAGCTGTTCAAATATTTGTTTTTGGTTCATTTCGTTTCTTTTTCGGTTTTGATGAGTGTTGTGGCCATGAGGATGGATTCGCCGATGCACTGTTCCCGGGTAGCTGACAGGTCTGGATCCGCTGCGCGACCGGCGAGCATCATGGCAGCGATCTCCAGCCTTCCCGGGGCTGGTCTGATGGCTGCTGCGCCGGCGTCGTTCATGCTCGAGATGAGCTTGGACATCTGGCTAGTCAGGAGCTCGGCTGGTGTGGGATGAGAAGCCCATGCGAGCTTCTCGTAGGCTGCCTTGAACTCATTGTGCTCCTTCAGGAGCCCGGCGTTGATGTCTTGCGAGCTTTTGTACATCGATTTGAGGCTGTCCCGCTCGACGGTCAGGTCAATGATCTGCACGTCCCGGAGCGTGATTTTTTCACTTAGTTCTCTGATGCGCTTGGCAATCGGCTGGCAAGCCTGCTTCCACTCGTCCCGCTCCTTTTTGAAATCCCTGATGTCAGCTTCCCGGTCGTCTGCCTTTTGTTTCATTTCCTTAAGTTCTGCTTTTGCTTGGTCGATGATGTCGCAATAGAGGTCGGAGTGCCGGCTTGGGTCTACCCAACAAACAGGGCAATATGGTTTTTTCATGTGCGTTCTTATTGTTATGCGAGCTTGATGATGGTTTCAGCTACGGTGTCGAGCGTCCCAGCTTTCTTAAGGGTGGCGATTCTTTCGCACAGGTCAACGAACTCGCGGAGTCTGGCTATTTCCCGGTCGTGTTCAGCCCCGACGAAGAACGTGCGGATATCTTGCAATTCCTTCTTGATAGCGTTCACCTCGGCGACGTATGCGATCTTGAATCCCTTTAAGTCTGAAAGGTGGTTCTTCATGTTTTCGCGGTGCTTTTCCATGTCTCCCCCGATGCCCTTGTACATTTCATCGATGGTTGCCCGGGCGTCTTGTGCCATGAGTACGAGAGGTCTGGTTTCCCGGGGCATTTTGCGGATTTGCTCTGCAATCAAGACGCTCATGTCGTCGAAGCTGTAAACCTCCTCTCCGTTGACGATCTGGGTTTTGATTTTGCTATTGCTGTCGTAACTACTTTTGATGTCGTTCATTGATTTGAATGGTTGTGGCTTTGCTTTTCTCTGATATTTCTTCACTTCGATTGACTCCGCCTTGCGCCCCTCAGGACTCATGTGTGTATGGGTTGGTTAACTGAATGACTAAGATGAAGAGACTAGACCCCTACTTCCTTCCCTATTAGTCGTACAAAAGTACGAGTCTACAGAGTAAACCGCTGGATGAGGTGGTCGTGAGTGTACAGGGATTCCTTGTTGGTCTACTGAGGCGACCTGCCTCCTCCTCCGCCTGAGGACGACGAAACATACGACAAGCTACCGTCCCCGGGGCCACCTCCTGCTGCCGGCAGAACGAACTCAAACACCGCCCGGGCGGCCCCGTTAATGGTCACGGTTCCGGACTGCCTGATCGTCGAACTGGGCGGGAGTCCGCGTACAATGGTTTGCAGTTGGCTGATTGAAAGCGGACCCAACACCGTCAAAAGCACTTCACTCATTTTGCTCCTTTCTTGGCACTCGCCAGCTTGCGGTACGAGTTGACCTCGGCTGACTCAGCTTTGCGCTCTTCCGGTGTCATGGCAGCTCTGCGCTGCTTTTGGTACGCCCGGTTCTTTTCTTTGACAGCCTCTTTATTCGCCAACCTGTACGCCCGTTTCTGCGCCAGCCTGCGCTCGCGCATGTCAGAGTCAGGAGTCTTCACTAGTGGCTCCCGGGGCACGGCAATGGCCTTGGGCGCCTTGACCGGCTTTGATGGCTTTGGCGCCTCAACCGGCTTGGGCTTGGGCGGGTCTGGCATCACCTGTGGCGCGGCTCCTTTTGGCCGGCTACGCCACGTTGTGTAGCTCTTGATGCCACGCTTTGTTTGCCAAGCCTCGAACGCCTTATTGATGGCCGCTTGGCTGCCAACGGTCAGGTTGTATCCCATCGTGGCAATATCTGCCGGCATGCAGCCTTGAAGCTCCATGTGTCTCTGCGCTGCCTGCCTCATTTGATTGCCTCCTTCCAGTCATGGATGGCTATGACGCGCTCTGTGGGCGTTTGCGCCCCCACAATGGCGTTGCCGGCCTTGATGACCTTATACAGCTTCGCCTCGAGCTCTAAGGTATCATTCCGCTCGTCGTGCGACCTGCGCTCGTCGTGCCCGATGTCATCGATGTGCCTGACAAAGATGTTCCTGCTCATTTTGCAAAGAAGTTGTGCAGCACCGTCCGGGTTGTCTGGGGCACTATGACCGAAACATGTTTCTCCCGGGGGACCGTGCAGGTCGGCTGTACGCCGGCTGCGATCAGGATTGCAAGAGCTTGGGTGATGTAGTCACCAACCTCCAAGTCGTACGGGACCGTGATGGTGCGCTTCTTGCCGACCTCGTAGGTCAGCTTAACCCGGCTGCCGAGCTTGGGCGTTGGGTTAAAACACCGAATTTCGATTTCGTCGTATACCGGAATGAGCCGGGCAATGCTTGTGGGGATGGGTAGTGCAGTCATGGATTTGTGCTGAATGGTTGAATGGTTACGTCGGTCGGTAAGCCAGCCTCGTCGAGGTAGTTTCTGGCTAGTTCTATGCTTCCAAAAGCCAGCCACCGACCGGAGCTGGTCTTTTCTTCGTCCTCAAATCCCCAGCCTGTGAGGACTTTCCCGTCTCTGAAAATGTAGTACTTCATGGCTCCCAGTGTTCGCCGGATCCCGGCCAAGGTGAAGGTGGATCGCTGAAATCCGAGAGCTCGGCCCGGCGCATGGCCCGGTCCTCCTCGCGTTCT